CTAACGCCATGCGCCTGTCCACTGATGTTGCGGACATCAAAAACAATCAACGAACGCGGCCCGGCAATCGCTACGGCACTGACGACAATTCCGGCAGCGGACGTGGCTACAGCAGTTTTTGTCGTAAAAGTACCCGCCGGGGCCAGCGTTGTTACCGTGTAGGAATAAGCAGTTGTCCCAGTATCACCGTTGAATTGCAGTCGAGCGAAACCCGAAACCGTATATCCCGCAACGCGCACATAGATACGCAAAAAAGGATCGGTAGGGATTGAAACGGATGGAAGATCGGCTGCATTGGCCGAAAGGGATGTGTAGCTTGTCGCTGCGCTACTCCCCCACGCAGCCATCGCGGTGTTAATCCACCGTTTTGCGCGTTTCTTGGTTTCGTCCCACTGTTCATCCAGTGGGATATGCCAAGGAATAACCCGCGAATTCATGCTGATGCACCCATGTTCATGTCAATCAATGCGAACTGGTGGCAGGTAATCGAGTTTGCAGCGTTTGCAACCGACCAAGTGCCAAACAGGTCAACGACAAACGCTGCCGTGCTATCAAAACCCGTCCCGACCACCGGGGCCGTGTTGTAGGGCAGCACATGGCTTGTCGCGCCTCCAGCAGTTGGCAGTGGTGCGCCAATTACCGCTTCAGAAGTCCACAACCCCTGCCCGATGACGTTGGCCGTAGTTGTAGCACCCACGGCGCGGACGGTAATGTCAACATCCAGTACCCACCCCACGTTTGTTTTGGCGACAATGTTTAGCGTCATTGCGCCGCCGTTGAACACAACCACCGAACCAAACCGAATATCCAGCGTCAGCGTTCCAGGAGTAGTAACCACCGTGCTGATCCGGCCTGAAGCGCGCAGCTTGAACAGTTTCCCCGCCGAGGTAAAGTAGTTCGCGGGCAGGGTTGGTTTTGAAATCGCGGGGAGCAGCGAAGTCGCAACCGTGCTGTTCGCAAGCGCAGTTCCGTCAATAGGGGAGTTATTTAGTGTTTGAAGCCAAGATACGCCTGGCATGATTAAGTCTCCTTATGTAACCGTGAACGTGCCGTTGACTGCATCAAGGGTCGGGGTGAAGGTGTCGCCGTTGGTTCCGTTGAGAGCTAAAGCAGAACCGTAATCCCAATACCCGATACATTGTGTGCGCGTCAGGTTGTACAGAATCACGTAGCGGAAAGTGAAACCACCAGCCGAAGCTGTCCAAGTCGGGGATGCCGGAGCCGCGAGAATCAACTTGTACACACCAGCAGTTTGCGTGCTTGAGGTGATGGTGCAGTTCACCCCGCCAGCCGTATAGCCACCCGCTGTACCAAGTTCCGTCGCACTCGCAGCAGTCGTATCAGTCGCCACATTAGGCGCAGTGTTCGATAGGATCAACTGCCAAGTATCCGTTGCGGCATTGCCTGCCTCTAGCAGTACCTCTGTGCCAATCTGATATTTGACGTAGGACGCCATTACTTGACCACCTGCAGCCCGGTGATCTTCATGTTGCCGGCGAACAGGCCGCGCACGCGGCCAGCGATTTTAATGAGCATGGGGTCCTCTCAGGGGCCGATCAGAAGTTCAAGGAGGTGCCGAATCTGCGCGAGTTCGGCATGGATGTCGTTAAGCGTCTTGCCATCGACCGGCAGCGCGGCGCGGCCGGCCTCGCCCGTCAGCTCGGCCTGCAGCCGGGGGTTGGCGTCGTCGCCAATGGCGACCCGCTGCCGGTAGACGGTGTCGCCGGCCGTGGAATCTCGCGCCGGATCGGCCGGCGATCGAGTGAGCGCGGCGTTGTCGATCTTTTTGCCGGAGCCATCAGTGGCTACCTGGACGTAACTGTCTTGGTCGGCCACGACTTACGAGCCGCTGGTGGACTTGGCGACGGTGTGCGTGAAGCTGGAGACGCTGACGGCGGCGTGGATGACGATGCTGGCGCTGTTGAGCACGAGGTTGGCGCTGCTGGTGCCGACCGAGCCATCGAGCACGGCGGTGGTGCCGTCGGATTTGAAGGCGCGGAACCAGGTGGCGGTGCCGCTGGCGTTGGCGTCCGAATCAGCGGTGATGCTGTTGAAGGTGAGCACGCCGGCCGAGGCGGCGGGAGCGCTGGTGGCGTTGAACCGCAGCTCGGCGAGCAGCACCTGCGTGCTGATGGCGGTGTCGCCCGTGGCGGGCTGGGTGCCGTCGTAGAGGCGCAGGTAGCCCGTGTCGAGCAAGCGCGCAAGTGCGTCGGCCTCGGCGTTGACGGCGGTGTTGGTGAGTTGGGTGTTCAGGGCCATGGGTTAGTCCTTGCCGAGCGTGGCGCCAGTGATTTCGCCGTTTTTGTCGGTTTCAAATTTGACATGTTTGAAATTTGGGCCGGCGGGTTCTTCTTTTTGGCCAAGGCTGACGTAAAGGGGCGGCGCGGGGTTGTTGATGACGGTGGGGGGCGCGGGCGGTGCGTCGAGCTTGGATTCGATGCGGGTAAGGCGGTCTTGCAGGGCCTTTTTGTCGGCTTCGGCGGCGGGATCGGGCTCGGGGGGGGCGTTGTCAGCGGCGTCGGCGGGTTCGGTGCGGCCGTCGGCCATGTTGAGCTGGCGCAGGGGGACGTCGAGCCCCTCGATGGGGTTGAGGACGATGCCGAGTTCGGATTCCATGAGGCGCGCTTCGTTGCGCACGAGCCAGCCGTCGGTGATGCCGGCTTTGTAGTAGTCGCTGCGGGCCTTGGCGTCGCCGCGCAGCAGGGCGGAAATGCCAAAGCGGACCATGAATTTTTTGCGTTCGTCGCGGGTGAGAAGGTCGCGGCGGATGGCTTTTTCGATGCGTTTTAGCCAGGGCATGAGGCTGAAGGTGACGAATTCGAGGGATTGCTGCTCGATGTTGCTGAAGGTGGCGCGCTCGAGGTCGCCGATCATGTGCGGAGGCACGCGGAAGATGCTGGCGATTTCGGAGCGCTGGTATTTGCGGGTGTCGAGGAATTGGGCGTCTTCGCCGGTCATGGCGACCTTGGAGAACTTCATGCCTTCTTCAAGGATGGCGGTTTTGTGGGCGTTTTCGCCGCTGTGGGCTGCGTCGAAAGAGTCTTTGAGGCGGTTGTAGGCTTGGTCGCCGATTTTTCCGGGGTGTTCGAGCACGCCGCCCATCTTGGCGCCGTTGCGAAAGAGTTGACCGCCGAATTTTTCAGTGGCGAGCGCCAGGCCAATGGATTCGCGGGCGTAGGCGATGGGGGAGATGCCGAGCCAGCCGTTGATGGTGAGGCCCCGGACGTGCAGGATTTCGCCGACGGTAAAGGGTTTGAAGGAGCCGTTGGGCATGGTGACGTGGTAGCGCAGGGTGAAATCTGCGGCCATTTCGACGCGGACCATGTCGGGGTGCAGCGGGAGCAGCTCGGCGACGTTGCCTGAGCTGGTGCGGTTGATGTAGGCGTAGGCGTTGCCGCGCAGGTTGAGGTGCGCGACAAGCATTTCAAAGAATTCGACGCTGGTCTGGTAGTCGTTGGGCTGGTCGTGCAGGATGGACCACAACGGGTGCTTTTCAGCGGGGTGGCGGGCGCCGTTGGTCTCTTTGGTGTAGAGGTTGCAGGGCAGCATGCCGACGGATTCGGAGAGGACCTTGATGCAGCCGTAGACGGCCGCGGATTGCATGGCGGTCTGCGGGTTGACGATGATGCCGCTGGCGCTGGCGCCGCCACCGAACGCCCAGGCGAGGTATCGCTCGAGCGTGCCCCAGTCGGGGCCGGCGGATTTCTTGACCCAAGATGTCAGCGTTTTGAAAAACGACGCCATGCGGAACCCCTCTAAATGGCCAGCACGCCGCGTTCTTCGTAGATGCTGGGGCCCGACTGCGCGGTCATGGAGGCGCCGGTGGCCATGACGGCGGCCACGATGCCGTCGACGCGGCCGGTGGCGCGGTCTTTGGCGATCTTGCGGTTGCCGGCGGGATCGCTGACGACGACGGCGTTGGCGGCGCACCAGGTCATGACAGGGTTGCCGTTGTGGCGCAGGGTGTTGCCGACCAGTCGCCGTTCGAATTCTTCGACGGCGGGGGCCATGTCTTTGAAGCCTTGGCCAAACGGGGCCAGGGGCAGTGCAATGCCTTCCTGGTCCATCAGCATCTTGAGGTCTTCAATGCGCCAGCGGTCGTAGCTGAGGCATTGCAGGTCGAACTCTGCGGCGATTTCGGCGGCTTGCCGGATGACGGCGAGCTTGTTGATGGCGGCGCCGGGCAGCGCGACAAGGTGCCCGGATTCGCGCCAGGCAATGTAGGGGACGCGGTCGCGGTCGGCTTTGTCGTGCAGGTTGTCACCGGGGAGCCAGAACCACGACAGCAGCCGCCAGACGGGGTCTTCTTCGGTGGGCTCGAACTGGATGACGAGTGCGGTCAAGTCTTGCGTGCTGGAGAGGTCAAGGCCGCCCCAGCAGCGGCGATCGCGCAGGCTGGCCTGCCATTCTTTGTCTTCGGCGGCGAACCACACCTGCGAGGAGATCCATGGCGCGTCGGCTTCGGTCCACTGGCAGAAGTTGAGCCGGCGGACGACCGATTCCTTGCTCGGCATGCCGCGCGCCTGGGTGATCTGGTCTTCGAGGTAGCGTTTGGGGATGGTAACGCCGAGGCTGGGGTTGGCTTTGATCCAGCAGCGGGGGGCTTTGAACGGGTTGTCGTCTTCGTCGAGCGCGCAGACGTAAGAGAAGAAGCTGTCGTCTTCGATCTGCTGCGCGGCGACCTTGGCGCCGTAGTCGTGATATTCCCAGCAGACGGTGCGCTTGTCGGCGCCGCTGTTGGTGATCATAAACATGAGCGGCTGGCGGCGGCCCTTCTGGCCGGCCTTGAGCATCTCGACGACGTAGCCGGTGCGGTGCTCGTGGATTTCGTCGAGCAGGGCGATGTGCGGGCGCGGGCCAGACTGGCCATCGTCTGCGCTGATCGGGCGGAAGAAGCTGCCGGTGGTCAGCGACGCGATGTTCCAGACGTTGGTGCCGACGCCGGACTTGACGAGGCGGCGCGACAGCTCGGGCGACTGGTCGACCATGGCGACGGCATCGCGAAACAGCACCATCGCCTGGTCTTTTTTTGTGGCAGCGGCGTAGATTTCGGCGCGCGGCTCTTTGTCGGCGGTGAGGCCGTACATGCCAATGCCGGCAGCCAGGGGCGACTTGCCGCTGCCCTTGCCCGTTTCGACATACGCAACGCGAAACCGGCGGTAACCCTCGGCATCGACCCAGCCAAAGAGGCTGCCGATGATGAAGCACTGCCAGCCAAGCAGCTCGTACACCTGCCCTTCGAATTCACCCCCCGCAAGGCGCAGGACGTCTCGATAGAACCCGATGGCGCGCTTGACGAGCGCCAAGTCGAACGTCAGGCCGCGCTCGTGCGCGTGCTCGAGGTCGTCAAGGTGCCGAGCACAGGCCGCGCGAACGTGCGGACCCGCAACAATCTTTCCGCTGGACACGTCGCGCGCATAGCGCGTAACCGGGTCCCTAGAAGTACGACGAGGCGGGCGTTTTTTGGTCGCCAAACAGATCACCTTGCGGCTGCAGGGCGATGCGGGTGCGGTCGACTGGCGACATGCCGAACGCCCTAAACACTTCGCGCGCCTGCTTGAACATCATGCTCTGTACAAAAAGTGCAGGATTCGGCGTCGGAAAGCCGTTGTCGTTGCTGCCTTTGACCAGCAATCGCTTGTCGGCCAATCGCGTGGCCTCTCGATAATTTGCCAATGCGATGCAGCCCATGCAGAGCAGCGGCACGTCTACGGTCGAAACGAGGCGCGCTTTTCGTAGCCCTGGGATAATTTCGTCCCACACTGCCTTTGCCGACTCCGGCAGCCACGCCGGCGCCGTTGCATCCTCCAGATATTCGGGGTCGGGCTCCTGCTTATTGATCGCACGCTTGCCAGGATTCCCCGTGACCAGCTTTAGCGCGGTTGGTTTAGGCGGGCGTCCGGCCATGGTCGTCCTCTTGCGGGAACAGCGCGCCAGTAGCGGCGTGCACGGCACGTAGGCCGGTGTAGGATTGCCAGCGTCGAACAATCACGTCGACGTAAGTCGGCGCCATTTCGATAAGTCGCGCCTTCATGCCAAGACGTTCTGCCGCGATCAACGTCGAACCGGAGCCGCCGAACAAATCCAGCACGGTGTCGCCTGGCCGCGCAGAGCAGCGCAGCATGCGTTCGATCAACGCGACCGGCTTCATCGTGGGATGCAGCTCGCTGCGTTTTGGCTTTTCCTCGGTGATGATTGTCGAGACAACCTCTTCCACCGATGCGTTTCCATCCACCACCAGCACACGATCGCCGACAGAGATCTGCCAGCGACCATCGTCAAGGCGCTTGAACGGCGAATCGTTGCCAACCTTTGCCACGGAGACTTGCTTGCGCCCGCCATACCAGCGATGCGATGCGCCAGGCTTCCAGCCGTACAGGATCGGCTCGTGAATCCACTGGTAATCAGAACGACCGAGAACGAGCGTGTTCTTTTTCCAGATTAAGCACGCGGACAGTTTGAATCCGGCACGCTCAAATGCTTGGCGGAAATTAACACCCTCGAGTTCAGCGTGGGCGACATAGATTGCGCCACCAGGCTTCAGCGCGGCAAAGGCGTTTTGCATCGCTTTTAACAGAAACTCGCCGAACGCCTCGCTCGGCATGTCGTCATTCAATATGCGGTTTGTGTTGCGATGCGCATTGTCATACTTGTCCAGCATTTCTACTTTTCCGCCGTATGCAACGTTGTAAGGCGGATCGGTCCAGACTGCGTGGGCAGGCGCCCCATCCATCAGCAGATCAATATCTGCGCGACATGTTGAATCACCGCATATAACGCGGTGCGCACCCAGAAACCAGATGTCGCCGGTTTTCGCAATTGCTTTTGACTCAACCGCAGGAGCTTCGTCTTGAATACCCCCCCCCCTCGTCAGGGTTAAAGGTCATCTCCGCGAATTCTTCTTCCTCAAAACCCGTCAGCAAAAGGTCGAATCCGGCTGCCTCAAGCTGGCGCAGCTCGTTGGCGAGCAAATTCTTGTCCCAGCCGGAATGCATAGCCATTTTATTGTCGGCCAGCACGTAAGCCTTTTTCTGGGCCTCGTTCAGCCAATCAACCCGCAGGCATGGCACGGCATCCAACCCGAGGCGCTTGGCCGCCAAAACGCGACCGTGACCGGCCACGATGCCACCTTCACGGTCGACCAGAATCGGATTGGTAAAACCGAACTCCTTCATCGAACGAGCCAACAGATCGACCTGCTTTTCGGTATGCGTTCGCGCATTTCGCGCGTATGGGACTAGGTCGACAACGGCCAAGTTCTCGATCTTGTCGGGAAGGTTCATGGAATTCAACACCCCCTCCCCCTATCCATTTCGCGGTTCTAAAAATGAGGG